ACCATAAAAGTTATTTTCATTGTCAACTTTATCTGTGTAAGCCTTATACGCTGCAGGGTCAGTTAATCCAAGTTTTTCACCGGCGGCCATTGCTGTTTGCTTAACACCTTGCCCAAAGTCCATGAGGCCTTTACCAGTGCCAACAAGAATTTTATCCAACGTAGATGGGTTATTGTAAGAACTATTTTGAATATCATTTTTTAATTGCATCAGGTTATTTAACTTTTCGCGACCCTGAAGTTCCAAGCTCTCGTTTCCTGATTTTTGCGCGGCATCTATCATTTCCCTTGCGTGCAGTTCGTATTGATCTGGGTTAAACATGGTATTACATTCCCCCTTGAGACCTACGCAATTGATCAAGTCTTGATGCTTGCGCAGGATCAGATAACGTACTATTAGATTGCTGTACAGACGCTGAATTATTAGAATACTTACCCGTTGGGTCTGTAAGTTTAATGCTTTGATTAATTGTTTTTTCCATCGCATTCAACTTATAAGCAATTTCTTGTGGGCTGTCAGATTCAGAAATACCAAATCTATCGCGAACGTTCTGAGTATGTTGATCGGTTAATCTTGGACTCTCAGATAATGCTATTGCTGTAATAGCATCATTCATTGAAGAATATGCGCTACGGCCTTCTGTCCATGGAATTCCATTAAGAGCACGAAACTCTCCAAACGGTGTACTTACATGAGTTCCTGGTGCTGTCATCGTAAAAAGATTTGTTTTATTGATAGATCCATCAGGATTTAGTAATAAACCTTTTAATTTTTGTATACTCTGCTGAGCTGTTTGCAAAGCTGAAAGTTTGCCTGCTTCTGGTTCTGTTAATTTATCTGATATTGGAACCGTCCCCGTGCCGGCAGTGTTTGGAATTTCACCAGGTGGCGCTAAATATTTAGTACCATTAACTGTTACAGTTGCTGGTGCTGCAGGAGCGCCATACAAAAGATAATTATTCCAATCATCGGATCCATATTGTTTGTTAGCGAGTATCGCGTTTTTTGCTCTATCTGTCATTATTCCAGTGGGAAAAGGCATAAAAGGTTGAGCCGCAGAAAATGCAGAATTAATATCGCCGCCTTTTGCCATAACCGCTGCTGCTTGTTGGTTAAATTGCTGTTGATTAATTTGACCGCCTGCAAGACCAGTACCTGGTGCATATGGAACGCCTAAACTAGGATGCCCAATAAGATCAGCCAAACTATTTTGCGCAGCTTTTTGACGGTTATACTGATCCATTTGATTTTGATATATTGATTGCTGCATACGCAATTGTTGATTATCTCGCTCATTTTGTTGGCGTTGTTGTTGCGTGGCTTGCATATATTGCAAACCTTTACCAAGACCAACACCGCTAGATTGAGTTGAGTTTGACAATAAACCGATGCCAAGGTTAAGCAAATCTTGAGAATTCACAGCCCCGTTAAAAAGCGTAGATGGGGCTTGATTTCCACCCAAAAGCCCAGGATAAGGCTGTGTTGGGTTTTCAGGTGTACCAAAATACATAATATTATCCTCCGTAACCAGCTCTCAATAATCCAAGACCAGATTGCGTTAATGCTTGCATTTGCTGAGGGTTGTTAAACATTGATTGGATACCACTCAACAATCCATTCCCGCCTCCGCCATTTAGCATTTCCATCATCTTTTGCCGTTGCATAGGATCATTCATGCTATTTTGCAAAGCGCCTAGGTTAGGAATTTGCCCAACAGATTGCGGCGTTAATGCTTGCGGTGTTGTGCTTTGTGAGTTTAATGTTTGGCCTGCATTACCATAAGGATTTGCAGCACCCATAGAAGGCATTGGCGCTGGAATTTGACCACCAGGGGGCATTATTCCCATTCTTGGTTGCATCATAGGAGGCTGCATACCGCCTTGTGGCATCTGTCCAGGTGGCATCGCGCCAGGAGGCATGCCGCCCATTGGCATTTGTCCTTGCATTTGCGGTGCCATGGGCCCACGTTGAAGTTGTTGTATTCTTGCCATTAAATCTGGTGTCATTTGTGGCATGCCAGGCGGCATCATTCTATTTTGTCCGTACATCTTATAAACTCCTTTTAAAAATTAGAGAAACAATCCAGCAAGTAACCCTGCGCCTGCTCCGTATGGCGCATAAGACGCGCCAGCGAGTGAAGCAAGTCCAGCGCCTGAGGCCGCGCCACCTATTGATGTAAGCAATCTATTTGTTGGTGGATTTGTGCCAGTTGTATTAGCCGTACCGCCATAGTTTCCTTGAATCAAACTCATATAATTATTGAGTTGTTCTTGGCCAATATTTTGATTGTAGTTGTAACGGTTCATTTGATCCGCTAAATACTGTTGATTTAATGATTCTTTTTGTGCTCCAACTTGGGCAAGTTGCGACGCGTCCGTATAATCCTGATTTGCAGCTTGCGGAGCGAGTGCGTCTGCGCGTAATTGGTTAGTTTGAGCGCCTTGTAACGCATTTAAATCAAGATTTTTTGAGGCGCCGTAATTAGCTGCGCCTAATTGTTGATTTTGACCATAAAGACCTGCTTGCAATGCTTTATCAGTGTTGTATTGGTTAAAATACTGATTTGCGAACACATCACCTAGCGCTTGTGTTTTTGCGACATCAGCAAGACCAGAATGCATGCGACCTGAAGACTCAAACTGCGAGTCAATCATCGGATTTATTTTATCAGAGGCTGCTTGCATCACATTGTTAAATTGAGAGTCAAACTGTGGTTGGTTGTAATTAAATTGTGTATTTAGTGTTCCGCCCGCTGTTGGGTCATAGCTTGGGCCTTGTGGCAAAAAATTACCGTTTAGCGTTTGCTGTAAATGAGAGTCTGATGCATTCATTACGGGAGACCCGTTTAATGCTCGATTTGATATCATCCCCAATGCTTGATTTGTTTCGTTTGAAAATGGTACAACCGTGCTTCCTGGATAATACGAGGGATTATTGTTTAATACCCTACTTTGCGCAGCCTGAAATCCAGCAGTTAAATAAGGTTTTTGTTGATCCCATGGTTCAGTTTTTGTAGTTTGAGTTCCTGTGCTGCTTCCGCCGCCTCCGCTGCTTCCGCCGCCTCCTACGATTCCACCCATAATAGCTCCCTCTTTAGTCCGTTAATAATCTGATATATCAAACCGTATGACGTCATTAATCTTTTTAAAATTCATGCTCGCCTTGTTTAACGTACGCGCCCATCCTGGGCGGCCAAAAATCTCTATAGCATCGCATCCATTTTCTTTTGACCATCTGAAAATATCGTGACAATGTATTGCAATCTTGTCTATATCCTCGCCGCCCATAAAAACAATTACGCAACGTTTACTTCTTGGATAATTGACAATCTGAGTAACACAAGCGCCTTTTATTCTATGGTCACCCTGTGCCTCTATCGCAACCCACAATTGCATATCCGTCTGTATAATAGCGTTTTTTATAAAATCTAAACTGTACTTTCCATCACAGTATTTGAATGACATTTCAATAAACTTTTTTGCATCATCCCAAAAAAAGTCAAGATCGTTTGGTAAAACAGGCATTAAAAATGTGATTTTATCCAATACGTGCATAGCTAAATGTCCTGTCTGTTTGCGCGTTATTAACGTGTGTAATGACAAATGTTGTTGTCGTAACGCTTGAAACGTACATTGTTCCTGCCCCAAATTCTGTAGCGGCGTGAGCTGTTGTTGGCATAAACAATATGATTGTATCTGGTGTCAATAGCCCAGTTGCCAGCGTTACCGTGGTGGTTCCTGCATTTGCCGTAAGCGTTACAGATCCTGTATTGTTTGATTTGCCCTTCATGAGATTATTAATAACGCTTGTGATGCTTCTTTCAAAATCTGTCGCTTTAGGAGTTAAGCGGGCATGTAATTCAGGAAATGTGGCCATTATCTGTTACCGCCTTGTGTTACATCTAAAATATCAATGCCTTGCGCAAAATTAAAACCACCTGAGATATTTACTCTAGCCCTGTGATATCGTGCATTGCTGCGTATTGAGAAATCACCGTTGACTTCTGAGCTGATAGGTGAGCCCCACGTGACGCTTTCGCTTAAAATATTTCTAGTTCCAATTTGAACCGTTACAGTGCCAGACCCATCGATGAGAGGCCTAAGTTTATTTATAGTCGCTCTAAAACCTTGGTAAATTTGTGCTTCCTGTGTTTCTATTACAGCGTCCAATGCGGTTCCTGTGAAGTTAACTTGTTTATGTGTGTTTCCAAATCCTGATAAAACTGCGCTGTTACCAATCCACATGCGAGAATCAAGACTAAAAGGCAGATCGTCAATGCTAGAGCTGTAAGCGTCCAACCCTTCCAAAGTTACACCGAGCCCAAACGATCTATACAAATACTCTAAATCCAAACCAGATGCATGCGACCATCTTTTTGTTGCAGCAGGTGAATAATTGAATGCTAGTATTTTATCTGATCTTCCATCGCTATTATTTGATGATGGGTAGCACCAGAATAAAATTTGATTAAATGGGTCCTCTACCGCATAAATTCTATGCATATTTGTTTGGTCAACATCATCCCAGAATGTTTTATTAATCTTGTTTGCACCAATTGAATTTGAAAATTGACCGTCAAAAGCATAAAAACCATCCAACCCTAAATAAGCAATGTTATTGCCAAATTTTACTACGCTATTAGAAGCTGGCGTTCCTCTTCCGCGTTCTATTTCGTCAAATTGAAAAACAACGGGAGACCCGACATAAGACATACGAGTAATGGAGCGCTCTTGAAAAATGACTCCATATTCACCACCAACTACTTGCATAACCCAGCCGCCATTTCCGTATAAATCTTGAAAATCCGCCTGTGTGGCAGGAGACACGTCCCATGATGCTTGATTACCGATGGCTGACCACCTCACGCGATTCGGCATATCGCCGTCTGAATTATCGTTTGTATTTCCAACGACAACAAAATCTTTAACAGTTGTGATAAACCTGGCTTTTGGTGGGCTCCCTGCAAGATTTGCAAATGCCGTGTCTCCTAGAGTGATGGATTGTATCGGATCTGCAAAATTTGTTGCGAGCACAACATTTTCATTAAATAAAGTAAACTGCCAATTTTCCTCTGTTGAAGTTGAGTACCCACCTGCTATGGATACATCGGTAAAATTTGATGGTAACGTTTCACTGTATAATTTTGTAGCATCACCAACAAAATTATACACAATAGAGTTGTTATCGCGTGTTGAATACGCGCCTTGGCATCTTCCATCTAATGCATTGCTGTAAGTCACAGGTGATGGAAACGATTTATAACTGTTACCAAATGGTATGACATTTTTTGCTTCTGTAACGCCAGGATTCTCAAAATCCGGTAAATCCGGTGTCCATTCGCCAAACTCTAATTCCATGATTAAAACTCCGTTATGGCAATCTGACCTGTTGAAACAATATCGCAAGTGCGTTTTTGTAGAGCTCCTAGAGCTTCCTGCTCTTCAATTTTTGAGAGTGCAGCGTCTTTATCATTTTTTAGTACGCGTTTATTAATCCACCATGATGCCCTGGATTCAATCAAATCCTCGGCTTCAACCGTAAAGTCGTTAGTATCAGAATCAGCCGAAAGGACAGCATAACTTTTTTGATAAGAAACAGTGACGGTGTAAACCTGATCTGGTAAAGGATAAAACCATATTTTATTTTGATACCATGCATAATAAATAGGCTGACCAATCGATGCACCTGAGTTCATCATTTGTATTTCTTGGTAGGTTTTTTTAGGTATCTCAGGCTTATTGGTGCTGCTTATAGTAAGCCGCATATAATTCATTGATAAAATGTCTGATGGGACTGAGTCTACTGTACCGTATGATTCTTGATTGGCTATGGTTACAAACGTTCCTGTTGTTTCATTAAACCAAAAACGCTGGCTGTTATAATAATGCCGAATAGCGCGATTAATAGCCTTATCGATCTGTGAACTTAAGTCTGATCTATTTAAATCGTCAGCAATCCTTGATCTCATTTGTGCTAATGTGCTCATTTTTAGATTTCCTTATCTTTTCGAGTATTTTTCCTGCCTGAGAGTTTTTATTTACAATTCCTTTTGTTTTATTCACAGTGAGTTTTTTTTTAAAAACTTGTGGTGAATCTTTAAACAACTTAATTTTTTCAACAACTTCATTTATTTCTTTATTAAGAGCCTCTCCCATTTTTTTATATTCTGGGCTTAAGCCATCCAATATTTTTTGACTTATTGAAGTTCTTTTTTTAATCGTTCTTAACGAAAAAACCTCTTCGCTAAGTTCATCAAATTGTTTGAAGTTAATTTTACAAAGTGAGCAAATTCCTTTATTTGACAAGTCCATTTTAAGCATTTCTTTGCTTGCCATTAGCGCGCTTGCCTCTTCTTTTTCCTTTAAAATTTGCCTACGTCTCATTTGATATTCCTCCAGTGTCTACGCGGTGTATGTCGTTGCGCGATAACTCTACCCAATAAATTTCAATAGCTTCGACTGGGGTTACTGCCTCAAAACGATGGTATTGGTCTGTGTTGACAGTAAACTCGTCTCCAGCGCTTAATATCGTTACGTCTTCAAATTTATTATCAAACATAGTTACTTTTAATATTCCGCTTAACACAACAAAACGGTTAAACTTAGATGTATGTTTATGCTTTGAACAGAAACCCCCTTTAACAATAGTGATATAGTGAATTTCGACGTTGTTACCAAAAAAAAGCTCACTTGTCTCTCCCCATACTTTACCAACTCTTTTCATAGCGGCGGCTCCATAACATAACGTGGTACAGCATTTCCGTTACTATCTCGCGTTGCATGAACGGAATGCCCCATTAAATCAAACCATGGAAGCGCTGCGCACATCATGTCTTCCTCCTGTAACCATTGTTTTGCATACTCAGAATCTTGCGTTTCTTTAAAACATGGTATGCCTTGAGTGTAATGCACAAGTTTTGCAGGTTTAGCGTCCTTAACACCGTCGCGCACTTTGTCATAGCCAACAAGATGGTTCCATTCATTCGGAATGTCGCCTATTTCTTCATCCTTAGCCCACTCAATTCCATGTAAATTTTTAGCTATCTCTATGTAACGCGGCGTCAGAATTTTGCATTTACTGCAATTAAAAAGCATCATGCTTGCCCACTCGAAACGTATTTTGTTTTTGCTAACCATGACGGTGTATTTATCATCTGCAAGATCAAATAATTTTGAAATATCCGCCAGCAATAACATATCGATATCAAGAAACAACGCCCAGCCCTTGTAATCACATAAGTATGGCACCAAGAAACGAGTAAACGTAAAAGGCGTCAAGCCTTGTCTTTGCATGGGTAACTGATGCAACACAAGTGGTGTTATTGAAACGGGTTTTGAACTTCGTATTAAAATGGATTGTTGCAATACGTTATAGCTTACAGGTTGCCTATGATCGTATCCTATGAAAATTTTTAACATATTGCTCCTTTATCAAGCTCAACCATGAAAATTATCTCATTATCTAATTTTGTAAAACTTACAACCTCAAAATGTTCCCAGAATTTGTTAATCCACCATTTTGCAGGCTCTACAGTTAAATGCGCATTTCTTCCGTCAGGCAATTTCTTTACTGCAGGAATTGTGCACGCTGTAAAGTAGCCGACTTTCTTAACAAGATTATTTAAGTGCGAAATAACATTGTCTAAATATTCTGGCTCAATGTGTTCCAACACATCCGTGCATACAACTATATCTGCAGGTTTTGGAAGCTCTGAATGCTTCGGAATAGCTGGGTCGTATTCTTTAATAGAAAACGGCAAATTTCTGGCTAGCGTGCTTTTACCGCATCCATAATCTAAAACGTCATTTGTTCCCATTTTTTTCATTAATGAGATTATTCTACCAGTGTGTCTACAGCCTATTGCCCCAAAAGAAATTTTATCAATGTGCATTTTACTTAATTGGTCTCTGTAGCCGTCAGATATAAGCAACATATTTCCTCCTTTGCTTTATTGATGACTTTTTTCCATGTGTGTGTATCGTCTTGCCATATATTCCTTACAAATGAATACCACGGCATATGTTGCCCATAAACTCCCATTTGCCACATAGCACGCTTTGGTGTTAATTGAAAAGTTGGTATGCCGAGGCCACCAGCTAAGTGCACGACGCTTTGAGGAACAGAGATAACGAAATCGAGGTTACTAACAAGACCCGCAGTTTCATCATAATCATCGATGGTATCACGCCAATGAATTATTTTTTTACTATTAGGATATTTTTCATGGAATATTTCTATGTCTTTTTCGGCATCTTCTTGGTATTGAAGGCTAATAAAATCAGCATCCACAGTATCAAATAATGGAAGCCATTCTCTAAGCGGTATTGATCTTTCATTATGGTTTGTGCCTTTTATGCCACCTTTCCATGAAATACCAACCTTCAGCTTATCACCGAGCGCCTTTAACTTATTATTGTACTTTTTTACAATAATGGGATCAGCAATAAGGTATGGTAACGCTTGCCCAAAATCTTCTTTTTTATTTCTATAAAATTTACATAAAGAACCAATTGGAATTGCAGCATCAATTTTGTAGTTTTCTGTCCAATGCATTGTTTCGTCTTTCCACGTTCCAAATACTGGAATGTTTGGAAACGAATGCCTAAAAATTCTAAACAAACGAGAGTGGGCATCAATAATAACATTGCAATCTTTCATAACATCTGGCAACACAGATGCCCACATAAGTTGATCTCCTATGCCTTGCTCTCCGTATACAACAATTGTTTGACCTTTTGTACCGTCCCACATTGGTGTGCCTTTTGAAGAATAACTTTTTACAAATGTTTTATTCTCAATAATTCTGTTTTCGTACAACTCCCATCCTTCCTTGTATTGGCCTTTTTCAAGCAACGCAAGTGATTTATTCCATAGTGTTGTAGGAAGATTCTTATTAATTAGGAGCGCCTTATCAAAGATCTCAATGGCCTTATCAGGCGTACCGTTGGCTACAAACATTGAACCGTAATTCATTAAATAGTCTGCGTCATTTGGTTGTAACGTACTTGCTTTTTTGAAAGCCTCTGTTGCATCAGGAATTTGACCGTCCATTTTTAAAGCAAACCCAAGGTTATTCCACGCGTCAGGAAATTTGTCCTTACATGTTATGCAAAGCTTATAAATATAAATGGCGAGTGTTATATAGCCCTTTTTATAAAAAAGATTTGCAAGGTAATATAATAATTGATGGGATTTTTTATCTATGTTCAACATGCCATTGATAATATCCTCAGCTTCATTTAAATTTTTACCGTCTGCTGTCCAATTAATGGCTTTGTTTAATTGCTCTTGAAGTTCGGCATTGATATCTCGCATAAATCTCCTTTTAGTTAATAAAATAGCCCCCTTACGGGGGCTATACCGTTTAGCTAATTTTTTTAGCCATCCATTGTGTACGTAACAGACCAATTGATCTTAAAGCTAGTCGTAGCACTGGGTGCCACTGGTGTTGCTTTTAGGATTCCATATTGAGCTACTGCAGAATCACTCAAACTAATCTGATATGGGGCATTAGCCACCACAGAACGTCTGTTGATTACACCTTGTGTGCCTTGTGTTACGAATGCAGAGAGTGTTGCATCAATACCAAAATCCATCGGGCACGACGTTGCACCTGTCGTGTGATGTTCGAAACAATCAACGATTGTTGCGTGATTAGGTATTTTGCACAAAAATATTGTTTGTGCTGATGCTTCAATTGCCACGGCTCCCGTAGTGTAACTACCCGTTCGGGTGACATTACCGCTAGGAAGTGACCGCGGAGCTTCTAAAAAGCTACTAGCTGTTAAAGTTGCCATAATAGTTTACTCCTTATTAACCATGCGCTGCTGCGTAGGTAGGTAGAACAATGACGCCAAAATCCTGACTATTAAAAATCAGTTTTTTGCATCCCCATATAAAACCTGCCGATACGCCAAGTTGGTTTTGATAGTCGAACAACTCTTCACTCCAAGACATCTTGTTTTCAGAGCCGCCTTGACCAAAACCAATCACACCAGACTGCGCGCCACAAAAGATTGCGCGATAAACGCCAGCCGTCACAGTGGGTACGCGGGTGGATTCATGAAGAATCACGCCGTTGTATTCACCGAGCGAACCTTGGTAAATCGGGTTATCTGTGCCTTTGCATAGGTATGCTGCTTTGGTTATATCAAGCCATTGACCAGTGTTTGTATTAGTACGAAGGTCAGTGACTTGGTATGGATGCAAAAACATCACATACTTATCTTTACCATCAACTTTTACAGGACGAATCAAAGGGCTGATCGTTTTTGCTTTTTCTACGCAAGTATCAATAAAGTTTAGTTTCATGATATTTGATATAGAAGCTGAAGCAACTTGCGTTTCAGTTGTAAGGCTATTTGGGTACACAATGTTACTACTTGAAGGCGCAACGGTTGCGTTACTTCCTGTAAACCTTGTGTCAGCTTGCCCAGTATTGCCCCCGAGTTGATTGAACAACGCGGTATCAATTCTGTTAGCCCACCAATCTTGCAGACCCATGCGAGCCTCTTCGCGAATATCAAACGATACGCGCTGCTCTGTCATTTTTCCGCCTGATCTCACAGCATGCCTTAATTGATTAATCAATAAGTCATCACTATAAACACTTAACGCCTCTTCGTTACCTTCGAGGGTTCCATCACCAGCAACACCGTTTCCAGTTAATTGCATACGAAGACCGACACGCACACGATCACCAGGGCCTTTTGCGGTCTCGGTTTTCTTTTGTATGATTGAGTCTGAGTCTTCCCCTATAAATTTGCCAAGCCAGCAAGTTTTTAAAGCTTCTTGCGCTAGCTTGCGCGACCAGAGTTTCACCGCCTGCGGGTGATTGACGCCATAGTCTGTAGTTGCCATGTTTAATACTCCATTAAGTTAAAATTTGAAAACGTTTATTTCCTTGTTAACGCCGGAAATGCGCGAGTTCTGTTTTAACGTCTGGCAACTGACGAGACTTTTTTTGTGTGAGTTAACGTCTTACACAGACGAAATTTATTTGACCTTATTTACCGTCTTGGTCGTGACGAATTTTTTATAGGCTACGCATATTCTTCCAATCGAATTTTGCAAATTCTGCATCACTCATGTTTACAACATCCTCAAGAGATATTTTCTTTCCACTAATGGAATTACCTTTTCCTGTGAGTGTTTTTGAGGTTGCAATACCCTTTTTAAGATTTTCTATTTTGTCGGCGCTATCTGTGCTATTTTTCGCATACCCTCTTTTCTTTGCAATCTCATAAATAGCTTCAGCGGGATTTCTTTCATCTAAAAGTGCTTTATTTGCAATGAAAACCTCATACTGCCCAAGAAGTTGATGTATTTGTTCTTTATTATATCCCGCAATTTCTAGCTCTTCTTCTTGTGTTTTCATAACATGCTTATAAGCATCAATATAATCAGGGGTTTTTTTTATAAAATCAGTTATTTTTTCATTACAAATATAACGTAAATTTGACATTTCTTGATTTTTGGCAGCCTCTTGTTGTCTTTGTTGCTCAAGTTGCTGTTGATAATAAACCTGATCACTCAACTTTCTACTTCTATACTCTAAGGCGCCTAATGGATCTGTTTCAAAATTAGGTATTGCTTCCTGTTGTTGAGCCTGCTGCTGTCTATACATCAATTCATTAAAGCGCTCTTCCATACGCTGAGTCTTAGCTTTTGTCTCTTCAAACTCTCTCTGAAGAATTTTACGCTTCTCGCGTTCTTCGTGCATGGCCGCTTTGTAATTATTGGAATGCTTATCGCCTTCCTCAGTCTCTTTTTCTTCGGTCTGAGCTTTCTCTTCAGCCTCAGGAGCAACACTTTCCTTTTCCTTTAACGGCTTCTCTACCTCACCTTTACTTTCAAAAAAACTATCAAAATTGCTATCATCTGCATTATCTGCCGTTGTCACGTCACCGGCTGTTACGTCTTCACTCATACATCATCCTTTTTGTATATACGTTGATTCCCTAATATTTCTTCTCATTAGCCTCTTTTTGCATTTGTATCTTCAGCATTTCTCGCTGGTGATTCATGTAAGCCTCAATATCTTTTCTCTTTTGATTCATCATCATTTCTTCCCAGTCATTGGCTTGTTTTGAGTTAGACTCAGTTGTTTTTTGATTGGCAAGCGCAGACTCATTTTGAGCTGTAGATGATGCTTGCTGAGCTTTTGCATAATTGTCTTGAGTTTGTGAGGCTGTATTGTCAATATCTGCCTGCAATTGCTGAGTATTTAACTGCTCTTGCATGAGCTTTATTTGTTGCATTTGATCCTGAATAGGATTGCTCTTTGAGTCTTCAATCAATTTTTTCCAACTTTGTACTAACGAACTTGGCAATGGCGCGTAATCCAATAATTCTGGCGGAATTGGAATGCCTGATTGCAGTAACATGGGCAATATAGAAATAATGGTCTTATACACCTTTTCTTTCATGTTAGTGCTTGTTGGCGCGTCATCTACGATTACATCGTAATCAAATGCCACCTTGTCACGAAACAATGGGAGATATTGCACGCCTTCATTTCCAACAACTTTAATTAAACGGCCATCGCTTATGTACTCACGAATGAAATAAGCGAGCAGCCTTCCTTGCTGTTTACGATAACGTCTCAATGAATCAAAGAATGTTGCAAGAATCGTAACACCAGCTTGCTTGCGAGTGTCTTCCAATCCTATCGCCTGATCACGATTAGCCATTCCAATTAACTCAAGGTTGATACCTGGAACGTCATTAATTCCTTGAATTGCGAACTCAAGCAACCTATCAACCCCCTGCGGATAAGGTGGCGGTGTTTTTGGTTGTATCCTTCCGCCTGCTATTGCACCATCTTCTACGTAGGATATAGAGCCTGGCTTTGAAAAATTTTCCTCAAAGTTAGCTTGATTTGAAATTGCGCCACGCTCTGCAATAAGACCGCTTTTTGCGCCTGAGTTAACAATATGTTGAATTTGTGACAACCACTTATTAGCCCAGCGTTGAGGGTCTTTCATCATTGAAACAAGACCAAACCAGACATTGTTGTTTGCATCGCGCAAACCGGTGACTGCATTAAAGGTAAAGTTTTCGCAATCTAGCTTTACTTTTTCGATAATTTTTCCACCAACAAAAAAGCATTGATAAAAAACGCGCCTTACCTGCTTGATAGTTTGAGTGGCGTCTAACATCCCATTTTCTGATAAAACTTTGTATTTAACAGGTGAAAGTTCTACCATTTGATTATCAACAGATACACGATAATAGGGCTCACGTTCAAAGTATTGGTACTGAACAACGCGCTTTGTTTTATTTTCGTACTTTTGAATATCTGTATTTTTGTCGTTATCGTATGACCTGCTGTGATCTACGATATGAGGTGCATTTCCGTTTGTGTCGTCATCATCAAAATCTATGTTGTAATCTTTTGCGGCATTTGGGAATGTTTCTTCAAAGTCTTTTTTGTTGAATTCAATTTCGCGCGCTATCCATCTTGCATCATTCATGTTTCTTTTTTTAGCGGTTGGGTCAACCAGCATTTCAAGGGGGTCTACCCTATCTTGCTTAATGTCCCCATCCTGATTTGTTTCATAATCCATACGAGTTTCAGTAAAACCCATGCCAGTTATGACGCAATCTTGAAATGCCTCGCTTTCCTCATCTTCAGCATCGCTGCTCTCACGAACCCATTTGGCCGCGTCTGTTAACATTTCATTAAATTCTGAATCTTTGAGTTGTCTAGGTAAGTATGTGACCTCTTGCCTATTTTGAAGCTCAAGACCTATAACAGAATTAATGGTGCGCGCTATACGATTGAAGGTAACAACAGGCCTTTTCTCTTTATTAAGCTTATGAGTATCTTCCTCGCTCCACTGAATGCCTGCAAAAAAGTCATAGTCCTCGCGAGCGCGCTTACGCCAATCTGCAAAATGGTTACGAGCTTTCTTTAGATTCTCTGAAATTTCATTCTCGAGCTCTTCGTTTTCCTCTTCCTCTGTTTCATCATCATCAGGTTGCCCAGGAAGAGCTTGTGTCTCGTCTGTCTCGTATTTTGTATCTATCGGGTTTCTCATATTCGCTTTCCATCCTTGGCCAACTTGCGTTTATATCATCTTCAAAAACACGTGCAATTGCGTCCAGCATGTCATCGTGCACTGGGACTGGGAATGCAAGGTACTCATCGTTAATAAAAGTATCGATAACGTCATGTGTTTTTCCATCACTGCAGGTTCTAAACATAGAGACTGGTAAGTACCACCTACCTTGCGCGAGCGATGGCAGCATTCGTCTTATTCTTTCTACTTTTGACATTTTTCCGTGAAGAGGAACAATATCAAATCTGTAATTTTCACGTTGCTGTCTATCCTTAATGTGTTCAATATCAGCTTGCATGCCATATTGCTCATAACCAACACGATTAGGTTTCCATTTTTTATAAAGTCTGAAAAGTTCGTTTGTACGCTCTAGGATATTGAACCTGTCACGAGTAATGTCTAATAAATAGTAATTATTATCTTCGCCCAACCCAATGACTACTAACACAGAGTAATCGCTTTGTTTTTTCTTACTGCTAGCAGGATCAACTAGGAGGTACTTATTCATGCCTTCGCCATTACTTCCATCGTGGAATCGTAACCATTCTCTTTTAAAACTTTGGTTTTCATCAGCAACAGGATTTAAAAGCATTTGACATGAAAAAATATAAGCGCCTTGTGTTCGTCTCTTTATTTCAAGAGATTCTCTAGACAATAATACTGGTTCGCCATTTGGTGTACCATCATCCGTTGCTGCGTGTATTCTTTGTTTTACTACACCGCGCGCCATGATTTCTCTGTATGTGTCGTTAAAATGGTAACGCGTGCCTATGTAGCGCTGCTTACCGCCTTCGCTTCCGAGGTTTGTTGAGAGCCCCCAACGCTCTGTAGTTTTCATTATCATTTCGGGTGTCGTAACATTCTCTACAGTTACAACGTCGTCATACACCAAAACATCAAAATGCTTACTGGTTGGTTGGCCGTCAATGATTCCCCACGCTTCAATGGTTGATTCTTTTGGGTTGCTTTTTCTCTTTAAAACAATGCCGTCATCTTCTGACCATTTAGGCGCATGTTTTTGTGGATTATCCCAGATTATATCGCTAAAGGTGCGCCGGAGCAGTCCATTGCCCTCGAATTCTCCCTTTATTTGGCGCAAGAAACCTTTTGCAAGTGGTCTTGTGCAGCTAAAAATTCCAAACGTTGGCTCGCGACCCTTCCAAACAGGCAAAGGGTCATCACCATGAGAAGCCAAAATATCTTGTAATGTTTTCCCATAGGTAATAATCGTTGATTTATAATGCTCTCTTGCCCACAAATCAAGATAACCATCTGGTGACTCTTGCACTTCTTTGCAACGTTCCATTAACCAAGGCTTACCCATATCGATACGGCCGCAACCGTACCAAAGCAAAAAAAATAAATCCGTTCTCAACAAATACCGTGTCATCTGTATTTGTTCTTCAGGCTCTAAACTTTGAAGATTAAGTAAGAGGTTTTTGTAATCTTGAAGCGTCCGTGCTTGCATTTGTTAGTTATGGCTTAAATTATCATATGCCCAGCTATCACATTCATTTTTTATAAATTCCATGGCTAGGTGAAATTTATGTTTTTTTTCGTCATATTCTTCAGGTAAACTCAAAAAAAGATCAATCAAGCTTTCGTATTGAGCTTTATTTTCTATCACGCTAAAAATCTCCAATTAATAACAATAGTGCCTGTAGCTGTTGCTGCGGTACTCGTAACAGCAGACCATGCGCATGCGAAGTTAAGGTAAAGCGTATGTGCCGCACCTGCCGCAATAACAAATGGAACGTTTGCCGTTGGTATTTGTGTAATAACCTTAGCTGTTCCGTTAATGTCTGCCATGGCAGCACCAGTAATGATATTAGCTGTCGTAGTAGCCAGCGTTGCATTAGCACCAGTGCCAACCGTTGTGCCGATGCCAATTTGTGGTGTATCTGTTTTTGGGGTACCGGTTGTTAAGGTTAACCCAACGCTTAAATACGCAGATTCAACAATTATGGCTCCGGCCGGTAATGTGTAGATTAAAGATCCTGTTGCAAGAGAGGCATTATTGCCTATCGTTATGGCAACGCTTGAGGGTGTTAAGACAGTGGTATGTGCGTAGCTGTTACCGTATTCAATTGCAGTAACATTTGTTCCAACAGTTCCAATATTGGCGACAACGCCTAGTGCTGATATAAGAAGTGTCATACAAGTGTCCTCGTAATACAGTTTATATTTCGTGATCCGCCTTCAGTCGATCCACTTACGAATTTTAGGTACCTTACCCCTGCAAAATCACTTGGGTTGAGTAAATAATATTTTGACGCTGTAACTGGTATTGTCACCGCCACATTTGCTGTGTTATTTACAGCGTAGTACGTGACGTTGTCATCGCTAGCCTGAAATGTGACTGAGGTTCCCGTAAAGGCTGCTGGCATAATAAATGCCACAAAACAAAGGCCGTCCAAATCCAAAGCTCCTGAGGTTGTAGCGCTGGATGCAATGTTAATAATTGTGTTGCGAGACTCAAGTCCTGATTTGTAAATTGTCATTTTGGCTTATCCTTTTCCATCTTTGAAAACATAAAATTTGTGCGGTGTACCATCTCTTCAATTGTTAGCCGTGTCTCTGTTTTAATAGCTGAGCCGTCTAGCCCTGTTATTTCATTTTGAATCTTATCGCCATATTTTTTAGGTAAAAGTTTGGAAGCTACCCATTTTCTTGTATCAATGCGCAGTTTAGAGCGCTGTACGTGTTCGTGATCTAAAACAGACTTTCCATTGTCACCTACTATGTAATCTTCGGCTGAGTAATCACTGATATCTATCATTTCTTCAGCTAATATTTCAGCTTGGTATTCTTTAGCACGCGCGTATAGGTCACGGAATTCTTCATGTATAATAAGCCATTCTCGAATAACCTTGTAAGAAGGCCAGTTTTCATGCTGAGTACATAATTTCTTTAAACCAACCGCATTTGTTGATATTTCACCGCATATTTCAATTGCAAGTTTTTGCGAGTAAAGAGAAGGTCTGCCTACTTTTTTGGGCTTCTCTTCTTTGTTTTTTATTTCTTTCATTTGTGACCTTTAAAAAACGACCTAACAAAAGGGTTATAAGTTAGGTCGTTAAACGTATGCAGAATGTTTTATGTATGCTAACGGTTTTATGTCAGCATGAATAAAATCTATGCTTAGCTTCCTGGATGGTCAAGTAAGTGTTTTTGATGCTATGTAACCAGAAAGCCATACTTTTGCGCTTTTTACCCTTTGCATATATGAGGAACGTGAGCACTTATGTATTTTAACTAGTATGTGTATTGGGTAATTTCCTAGGTAATAATCAGCCAATGCCATTGCGTACTCGGGGTACTCTCTATTCATTTTTTTAATGAGGTTGTCGATTTCTTCAGCAGTATCGTTTTGAATGGGGCATTTTTGTGTATTTTCCCCAATGATTCTATGAGGGGTTGGTATCATGCCTCCGTAGCTAATCATTTTTGAAAGAATAGTTTCGTGTGGCCATCCCGCGTTTCCGTGTGAGATATTGTTTTTCCACCATGACCATGTTTTTAAGCAAGACTCTAGATCATTATTGCGCATATAAAATCCTTTTTTAGCTATTAAATGATAAGTAACGTTCCACGTGGAACGTTA